ATGGCTGCCAAGCTCCGGCCTGGCAGCAGCGATGAAATGACCCATGATGTGCTGCTTCAGGCCGTCGACCGGGTGAGCCATGCCCGGGATAAGCTGAAGGACGAGGAAGACTTCCTGAAGAGGAAGCTGGTACAGCGGTAACAAGAATCACATCAGATAGGAGGTGGGGCCCATGTATTACAACGAGTGGGAGAACATCATCCTGGACAGGCTTCGAAACTACAACATTTGGACCGCCAGGGTGAATACGCTAGAAGCCCAGATCCAGGAAATCGCCGGCCAACTCCGGCTGGAAGCGGCACCCAAGACCACGAAATTCGGCTATGATAGTTTTGGCGGCGGCTGGGACAAACCGTCGCCGGAAGAAGTAGCCTACCAGCAGAAAGAAATCCTGGAAAGCCGGCTGCAACGGCTGAAGGCAGAATACCAGAAAAAGAAAGCGGTCCTGAAAGCCCTGGATGATCATATGGATGCCCTGGAAGGGGCTGAACGTCAGATGGTTCGGCTGCGTGGCATCAATCACCAGCAATGGAAACAGATTGCCCTGGATACCTGCCATGACGAAAGCTGGTGCCGGCGGAAATTCCGGGACGGGCTGCGGAAGATGACCGGCATGGAATACGGGCCGAAAGCAGCGCCCACACAGACTCGGCTGAACCTGGTGGAACTGTAAAAACCAATCCCGTTTTTATCCCGTTTTTGTCCCGCTTTTATCCCACTTTTTCTTAGAAAATCGTGCTATACTGGTATCATGGATTTGCGGAAAGCAGTCCAGTTCATTAACAGATACGTAGAACCGGAGGAAGCGCCCCGCCAAGGGCGCTTTTTTCGTGGGAGGAACCATATAGCTTATGACCGGCACCTGAAAAGGTGCTTTTTTTAATCCATTTTGAGGACGGTGGTGAAGATGTGACATGAAAGGGCATGAGAATCTGATTCCCAACAGTGAACGAAGTCCGGACGAAGTTAGGAAAAACAGCGCCAAGGGCGGAATCAAGAGCGGTGCGACACGGCGCCGCCGGAAGGCCATCAAGGAAATCCTGGCAGGAGCCTGGAACATCCGGTTGTGCGATATCGAGGACCCGGGAGTCCGCAAGGCTTTCATGACGGCAGCCAAATCCCAGGATGGAAAGATCACCATCGGGGAGGCCATGGCCAACGGAATGGTCCTGGCCATGATGCGGGGCAGTGCCCACATGAGCCAGGTGGTCCTTGACCTGATGCGGGAAACACCGGATGTGAAGCTGCGGGAGAAGGAACTGAAGCTGAAGGAACGGGAACTGCGGATCAGAGAGAAGCTGGCGGAAAAAGACCTCCAGGAGGATGAACCTTCTGAGAAGGTGGAATTCACATTTGAACGGGGGAAATGAGATGAAGGTGAACGTGGCGGAAAAGATGGGCCCGGCCTTCGACCCTGTTTTCTGGGATGCCCAGGATCATGGCCATACTTTTTATTGGCTGGCCGGCGGCCGGGGCTCCACCAAATCGTCTTTTGTAGGGATGGAGATCCCTCTGCTCATGCTGCAGCACCCGGATTGTCATGCGGTGGTGCTCCGGAAGGTGGGCGGCACCATCAAGAACAGCGTGTATCCACAGATCCAGTGGGGCCTGGAACAGCTCCAGGTGCTGGACCGATTCAAGTACAAGATGACTCCGCCGGAAATGACTTTGGAGCGGACCGGGCAGAAGATCCTGTTCCTGGGTTGCGATGATCCCATGAAGGTGAAATCCATCAAGCTGCCTTTTGGCTATGTGGGCATCGTCTGGCTGGAAGAGCTGGACCAGTTCAGCGGGATGGAAGAAATCCGGAACCTGTGCCAGTCTCTGCTCCGGGGCGGTCCCCAGTACTGGGTGTTCTGCACTTATAACCCACCCAAGAGCCGCAGTAGCTGGGTCAATGAGGAAATTCTGGTGGATGATCCGGACAGGATGGTCCACCGTTCCACTTATCTCCAGGTGCCCCAGAAATGGCTGGGAGAACAGTTCCTCCAGGAGGCTGAGAAGCTGAAGGAACGGAACGAAATGGCCTACAGGCACGAATACCTGGGCGAAGTCACCGGAACCGGCGGGGCTGTCTTCGAGAACGTGGAGGACCTGCCTTTGACCGAAGAAGCCCTGGGGCAGTTTGATCACAGGCTGTTCGGCCTGGACTTCGGTTTTGCCGTGGACCCTCTGGCTTTTGTGGCCATGCACTACGACGCCAAGCACGAAGATCTGTACATCTGGGGCGAAATCTACGAACAGAAACTGACCAACCCCCAGGCGGCCCGGAAGATCTCCCAGGTGATCCTGCCCGGTGAGCTGGTGCGGTGCGATTCCGCAGAGCCTAAGTCCATCAAGGAAATGCGGAGCCTGGACATGAACATCATCGGAGCTCCCAAGGGCCCGGACAGTGTGGAATATGGCATCAAATGGCTCCAGAGCCTGAACCACATCTACATTGACAAACGTCGGTGCCCTAATGCCTACCGGGAGTTCATGACCTACGAATATGAACGGAACCGGCTGGGGCAGTACATCAGCGCCTACCCGGACAAAGACAACCATGCCATTGATGCGGTGCGGTACGGGTGCAGCGGCGTGATGCCGGTACGGACCACCATCCGCCCAGCCAGATTTGATTACTGAGGTTAAATCATGAATGAGAACTTTTTGAGCCCGAACGGGAACATGTACCGTCTGATGCGGGATTCATACTATGGGGACGGGGGCTATCGGGGACCGTATCTGATCCCCCACAAGCGGGAAACCAGGCAGAACTATCTGGACCGGCAGCAGACGGCTTATTATCTGAACCACTTCGCTCTGATCGTCAACGCCCTGGTGAATCCCATCTTCAAGAGAAGCCCGCTGCGGGACTGGTCCGGATCTGCCGGGCCTGTTGCCGAAGCCTTCCTGGAAGATGTGGACGGAGCCGGGAACGATATGGACAGTTTCATGCAGGCAGCGGCCTTGTCCGCCAAGCTGTATGGAGCGGTTTTCATTGTGGTGGAGAACTTCCAGGCCATGGAGCTTCCGGCCAGCATGGGGGAAGCCCTGGCCCAGCGGAAATTCCCTTACGCCTACACCCTGGACCCGGACCGGGTGGAAGGGGTTTCCATTGACAAGAACGGCCGGGTGCTGTCTATCAAGTTCCGGGATACGGCGGTGAGCAGCACCATGGGCGGGGAGAAGGAACGGACGGTCTACTTTGACACCCACAGCTGGTCCGTCTATGAAGACGGGGCCCTGGTGTCTTCCGGGGAACATAACCTGGGAGAGGTGCCGGTGGTCTGGTTCCCCAGCCAGCACGTGAAGAACGGGGAACTGAATCCCACGCCGGAACTGTACCCCATTGCCGGAATTTCCTGCAGCTTGTACAACCACTGTTCATGGCTGACGGAAATCCTCCGGTCCCAGACCTTCCCGCTGCTGACCTTCCCCAGCAAGGAAGCCAGCGACCTGGTCATTGGGAACAACAACGCCCTGTGCTACGACGGGGACACGGTCCGGTTCCAGCCGGGCTTCATCTCTCCGCCCAGCGACCCGGCTGCTCTTATCCAGAGCCAGATCAAGGCCATGGTGGAAGAGATGTACCGGATGGCCGGGCTGACCTTCGCCACTACTACCAAACAGGAAGCCAGCGGGATTTCCCGGCAGTGGGAGTTCGAGCGGACCAACCAGCGCCTGGCGGCCTTCGCCAAACGGTGCGCCGCAGCGGAACGGAAGGTCATGGCCCTGGTGGCCCGGTGGATGGGTCTGGACCTGGAATTCCAAGCCACCTATTCCAGTGACTTCGGGATTACCGACGTGGCCACGGAGCTGAAAAACGCCCAGGCAGTGCTGGACATGCAGCTTACGGACCAGCTGAAGGTGGAAGTAGCCAAGCAGGTGCTGAGCGCCTATGTTCCGGAGCTGCCTTCTGACCGGTTCGACGCCATCATTGCGGACATTGAGAAGAAGGCCCGGGAACCGGACTACAATGAGCCTCCCCAGGACGGGAGCCCGGTGCCGCCGGAGCCCCAGGACGATGAAGGACCGGAGGCGGACGATAAAGAAGAGTAGGTGAACCATGGATGACGAACTGCAGCGGCAGCTGGAAGCCTTTTCAAAACGATACGGCACCCAAGGCTATCTGATGAAGGCTCGGATCGAGATCCTCATGAAGCAGGGGATAAGCCCGGAAGATGCCGTTCGGCAGGTGTTTCGGGAATTCGGGGTGGAAGACTGGCTCCAGGTGAATGTGGCCAAGGTGATTGTGGGCACGGCCCAGGATGCCCTGGGGAAAGAAGCGGCCAGCACCCTTTCCACCGCTGCCATTTTGGAAGCCCTGTCCAACCCCTGGGACGGCAGCGGCCTAACCCTGTCGGAAAAGATCCACGGGGCCAGCAATGTGATGCTGAACGATGTAATCAGCACCCTGCGGGAACAGATCCGACGGAACAAGACGGTGAAGGACACCGCCCAGGCCCTCTACGATGGCTACAAAAGCGGCCATGTGGTCCGGGAACAGGAACTTCCCCAGTACCTGGATGAACTGACCCGGTGGACCAGGAGAAGCCGGGAGAACCTGTCCCAGGAAGAGCTGAAAGACCTTCAGCGGTCCATCCGAAAAGTCAGATACCAGGCGGATGACCTGGTGGACGACCGGAGCACCTACAACCACTTCAGGACGTCCCTCCGGGAGCTTATGGACAAACTGGAGCACGGCAGTGAAAAAGCCGCCCAGAGAGCCCTCCAAAGCGCCATACAGGAGAAAAGCCGGTACGTGGCCGAACGGATTGCCCGGACGGAAGGGGCCAGGGCCCGGTACGATGCCTTCATGGCCCGGAACGGGGAAGATGAAGACGTGGTTGCCTATAAATGGAAACTGGGAAGCCGGCATCCGGCGGAAGACATCTGCGACATGTACGCCAATGCGGACCTGTACGGCCTGGGGAAGGGAATTTTCCCCAAGGACAAGGTAGTACCCCAGCCGGCCCATCCTCATTGCCTGTGTCATTATGCCCCTGTGTACTGGGGTGAGATAGATGAAAAGAAGCGGTCTGACAACGTGGAAGGCCGGGGCAATGCCTGGCTGAAACGGCAGCCGCTGCACATCCGCCAGGCCATCCTGGGGGTGAAAGGCGAACAGGAATGGAGAGTCAGCAGGGCCGGATGGATGGAGAAGGCAAGGAATATTTCTCCAGTGTTTGAGAAGAAGGAAAGTCGACTGTTCGATTTAATTCTGCAACTTCATGGCAATCGGCAGAAAAATAAGACAAACGCTGCTGGACATGATATAATAAAAGTTGAAAAGGCAACCTTGATTTTCAAACCAAACTCTATAACCGAAACTGTCGGTAGGCATGGCGGAATAAACCGGAATTATTATGGTGAAACGGCAAGGCAAAGTAAACAAATTAGTAATCATGACCATGGGAATCGTAAGGAACATCCATTCGGAGAAAAAGGCGAACATGCACATGATTATGTCTACGATGAAAATGGCAAGCTAATATATCGAACGAAGCGTCCATTGACTAAATCTGAGAGAAAGGAGAATGCGGATATACTATGAATAAGGATGTATTTAAAGATAGAATATATTCGTTGATTTCTGCAGTAACTTTTGATTATAAAGGTAAGCGATGTGGCGTGGATCCTCTATCACATCAACAATATGATGTATGGTACGGTGATAAATGTAAAACAATGACTGATATTAACCAGGTAATGAACGAGCCATTTTTTGATAACCAGTCATTAGCTGATATAGTTCCTTATATTAAGAATGTTGATGTAGAATAAGCCCCCTGCTCCGGCAGCGGGCTTTTCTTATGCCTGAAAAGGAGGAAAACATGAATGACATTGCTCTGGGGCTTCTCCAGAGGGATCTGATTGAATGTGTGGCTTCTGGGATTTTGTTTGTCATTGTCCTGACAGTGTATGCACTGCTCAACCATTTGGCAAAGAGACAATAACTGTTTTATACAAGGGCAACGGGAAACCGGCTGCCCTATTTTTATGCACAAAAAGGAGAGATGCAAGATGAAGAACGTGAAAACTATGGCGATGACTCTGGCCCTGGTGGCTGGGGTGGCGGGAACGGCCTTTGCGGCCGATATCCGGGACATTGTGGGAGACCCTGGCACCGAGATCACGGACCGGAATCCTACTTGCTACCAGACCCGGGTATTTAATGGCCACACCCTGGAATCCTACGTGGAAAACGACGTGGCCGTTACCAAACGGGATGGTGACGTAGTGATCCTGTATGAAATCGACCGTGGGGACTTCGTTCCCTTCGACCAGGATTCCAACAACTGATAGAACCGGCCAGGCGCCGCTCTATATACATCAAATTGCCCCAGGCGGGCAGGAGGAATAAACATGGCATACACACTGGAACAAATCTTCGAGGCCCTTGGCAAGGCTGACAACGGGGGCGCTATGGTGGCTGATCTCCAGTCCATCATCAGCACAGCCCGGAATGAAGCCGCAGCCTATCGGGTGGACCGGAACAAGGTGCTGGACGCCCTTGGCATCCGGGAAAGCAAAGATCCGGAAAAGTCTCTGCTCAACATGCGAACTCTCATGGACGAAGTGAGCAAGCTGGGGAACCCGGAATCTCTGGGCGGCCAGCTTACCACCCTGCAGAACCAGGTAAAGGAGCTGACGGACAAATATGCTGCCTCTGAAGAAAAAGCCAAAGCGGAACACACGAAGCGGATTGACACGGCAATGCATTCTGCACTGCAGGCCGCCCTGGCCAAAGGGAATGCACTGAACCCGGATGCCTTCGTGAAGTTGCTTTCTGACCAGGTAGTGGTTGGGGATGATGATTCCCTGGGTATGAAATCCGGGGACAAGACGGTTTCCATCGAGGAAGGCGTGAACAACTGGCTGGCCGGGAACCCCTGGGCTGTGAAGAACACGGCCGCAGGCGGAGCCGGGAGCGGCAGTGCCGGAAGCCCCAGAAAGGTGTATACCACGGAAGATCTGAAAGGCATGACGCCGGAACAGATCAATGCACACTGGAATGAAATCAAAGACAGCATGAAGAAAGGATGATGAATTATGGCAATCAGCACTTTTATCCCTGCCCTGTGGTCTGCCAGACTGCTGGCCCACCTGGACAAGAATCTGGTACTGGGCAACCTGGTAAACCGGGACTATGAAGGGGAAATTCGAAACTTCGGTGATCGGGTGAAAATCAACCAGATTGCAGATGTGGTCGTGAAGGATTATGTGAAGGGTACTGACCTGGCTTACGATGACACTGACGGCACCCCTACGGAACTGGTGATTGATCAGTCCAAATACTTCGCATTCAAGGTGAATGACGTGGATGCGGCTCAGGCCAACATTGCTTTGATGGACCGGAGCCTGGAACGGGCTTCCTATGCTCTCCGGGATGTGATCGACCAGCGGATTGCGGGCCACGCCAAGAAAGCCGGCTCCACTCTGACGGTGAAAGACATGGAATCTCCGGAGCAGGCCTATGACTCCATCGTGAAACTGGGGACTACCCTGGATGAAAACAACGTGACCCGGGCCGGCCGCTGGCTGGTTCTGCCTCCTTGGCTGTATGGCCTGCTCCAGAAAGACCAGCGTTTTGTGGGGACTGGCAGCGCAGCGGCGGAAAACCGTCTGACCACCGGCAATGTTGGCTCTGCGGCCGGCTTCCAGATTTACGAAAGCAATAACCTGCTGACGGTGAAATCCACCAATACGGTATCTGTCATGGCTGGCACCAATGCCGCTATCTCTCTGGCTGTCCAGATTCTCAAAACGGAATCCCTGCGGCTGGAAAAAGACTTTGCAGATGCCGTCCGTGGTCTGCTGGTTTACGGCTCCCTGGTGGTGCAGCCTAAGGCCCTGGTAGTGCTGAATACGAACCCCAAAGCTGATACCACTGGAGCCTCTGAAACCACTGGAGCCTGATCATGGTACAGGCATCGTTCCAGGCTGAAGGTGTCAGCCGGAAGCTGAAGGATGGGTCCCAGAAGATGCAGAAGGAGCTCCGGGTGGCCATGAAGATTTCTGTGCGGGATGTGCAGGAAGAGGCCCGGGAAAACCACAAATTCATTTCCCGGACGGGCCAGGCGGAAGGGTCTATACACACCAGAGTGAATGGCAGCGGGAGCCATGTGGAAGGTACGGTTTTCACGGCTCTGCCCCATGCGGTCTACCAGCATGAAGGCACCAGTGCCCATACCATCGTTCCCCGGAGCAAGAAGGTCCTGCGGTGGACCGATGGCGGGCAGTTTGTGTTCGCCAAGCGTTCCCAGGTCAGCGGGATCAAAAAGGACCCCTTCATTTACAACGCCCTGGAAAAGGAACGGCCGGCCATTGTGAGCCGGTTCAAGAAAATCACGGATGCACTAGGCGGGTGATGCTATGGATCTAATCAAAGCGGAAGACATTACGGATTCCATCCTGGTGGGCCGGGTGACGGCTGCAAACCTGGATGTGGCCAATGAAGCTGTAGCCCGGCTGGCTGCCACCTACGGGGTGGAAGAAGCGGCCATCACCCCGTCCAATCTGCTGAAGCGGTACGGGGTGGTTGTGGCCTGCCGGGAATGCTGCCTGGAGCTTGTGGGCACAGACCCCACGGTCCAGATCGGTAGTTATTCCGGCAGCCGGCAGGATGACATCTATGAGCGGAAATACAAGCTGTATGATGCCCTGGGGAAGGATATCCTGAAGGACCTGACCATGGCGGACTTCACCGGCGGGGAAAATCCGGAGAAAGGAGGGAACTCATGGACGAAAACGGTGAATATTTACCGGGGATAGGGGACTATTCCGCCGCCATCTGTGAGATCCTCCAGGAAGCAGTGCCGGAGATTCCCTGGGTGGAGGAAGTGAAAGGCCCGGCTCTGGGGGCAGCTGCCACCGGGACCATTGCGGCGGACAACATCAAATTTAGTGGACAGGACAAAGTGGACGAGGAAGGGACCATTGCCTTTAATGTGACCATCATCGTGCCGGATCAGTCGGCCCTCCGGCTGGAAGATCTGATCATGAAGGTCCGGAAGGCCCTCAATGGGACGGAAATCATGGACGGCCATGTGGATACCATCCAGTTCGGCATTGCCCAGGGGCAGCGGGGCCGAAACCCCGGTGCTGCCGTCCTTGTCTACAAAGTGAAAGCCTGTTTTTAAGGAGGAATGAAAATGGCGGATAAAGTAAGAGCCAAACTGGCAGCGGTCCATACCAAGCTGGAAGGCAAGTATGTGCTGATCTATCTGAATTTCGGGGAAGGGGCTACGGAAACCACTCCCAAATGGGCCATGATCGGCGGGCAGAAGTCCGGTGATCTGGATCTAAGTGCGGATTCCATCGATGCCAGCGACAAGACCAGCGGCGGCTGGGGTGAAAAGTATCCTGGCATCAAAAGTTCTGAACTGAGCGTGGAAGGGAACATTGTCGGCGGGGACGAAGCCTATCAGGCCCTGCGGGATGCCTTTAACGCCGGGGAACCGGTGGACATCTGCCGGTATGACAGCAAGAACAAGACGGCGGACCGGAACTGGTATTCCATTACGGAACTGAGCGACGAAACGCCCCACGATGACATTGCCACCTTCTCTCTGAAGCTGGAAGGCATCGGGGCACCGAAATACTACGAGAAACTGACCAGCGTGGATTCTGTGGGAACTACGGCTGCAGCTTCCACTACGACTACCGGAACGGGAAAATAAGGTGATCATCCATGGATATTACGTATAACAAGGTGACCCGGATTGTCTGGGTCAAAGCCGGCAAAAAAACCTATCATTTCCGTCTGACCATCAATGGCCTCCAGGAGCTGGAGGCCGTTGCTTTTGGCGGAAAATCCTATTTCGACTTCCAGTCGGCCCACAACACCATGCCTCTGGCTGCTTTGATGGAAGCCTACCGGATCATGCTCTTTGCAGCTGGAGACAAGGAAGAATCCAAGGCTGCGGGGAAGGTCATCGAGGCTATTTCCCTGGAAGAAGGCATCCAGCAGGCCGAAGCGGTGTTCTTCATTACCCTGGCGGTTTCCGACATCTTCGGGGTGAAGCAGTCCAATGAGATGCTGAAGACCATGAAGGTGAAGAGCAAAGACCTGGTGGAAGAAAAAGAAGAAGCTAAACAGGAAAAGACCGAAAAAAACGTGTAGAGGGGAAATCAGCCCCCTGGACGTCCTTTGACGAATATGTGGGGCTGATCCTTCCCATCTGCTACGGGGAACTGGGTATGACTGGGGACGAAATCGGACAGGCCACACCCTGGGAGATCCAGCGGCGGATTGAAGGCTATGGGGTGCGGATGAAGAACCAGCGGATGTTTACCGCTTCCTTCATCACCACTCCGGTGATCAATGCAGGCTACCGGTCTCCGAAACGCCCGGTGACTCCAGCAAAACTCCTCCCGGAGGACTTCAGGACGGCCACGGACCAGGAGGAACAGGACGAATGGCTGGTCATGGCCAAGGCTGAGGAAGAAAGGAGGGAGAAACTGAAACATGAGTGACCATGAAATTACTGTAACGCTGAAGGCTGATGCCAATGGCTGCCTGAGTGTCATTAAGCAGGTCACCCGGTCTGTGGATGAACTGAGCGGCAAAAAGGTGGGCAATGCAGGCATGCCGGACCTGGGAAAAGGGGCCAAACAGGCAGCCCAGGGGATGCGGGAAGCCAAAAGCGAAACCGATGCCCTGGCGTCTTCTATTGGGAAGCTGAAAGGGATGATTGCCGGGGCCTTTACCCTTCATGCCATTACCAGCTTCGGAAAAAAAGCTCTGGAAGCCTCTGCCAACATGGAAGTGCTGCGGCAGGGCTTGGATTTCGTGCTGGGTTCTTCTGCTGAGACAGAGAAGCTGATCAATGGCATGAAGGACCTGGGCGAACAGTCTTCTTATGACACCAACCAACTGATTCCCCTGGCCCGGCAGTGGGTCAACATGGGGGACGATGCAGAGACGGCTGTAAGCAAAATGACCAAGATCATTGACCTGGGCTCTGCGTTCGGGTTGACGGCTGAACAAATCGGCTCCGCCACTCTGGCGCTGACCCAGATGAGTTCGGCGGGAAAAATCAACGGCCAGGACATGCTGCAGCTGACCAACGCCAACATCCCGGCCTGGAAACTGCTGGCCGATGCCATGGGACTTTCCGTGGCGGAAGTCCGGGAGCTCTCTGAGAAGGGAGCCCTGGGAGAAGACGCCATCAACACCCTGTGGGATGCCATTGAACAGCGTACCCAGGGGGCTACGGCCCGGATGAACGGAACCCTGATGGCCTGCTTTTCCAACCTGGAAGAAGAAGCGCAAAACAGCATGGCAGTTGTCGGAGACATCATCAGCAACGCCCTGGACCTGAAGGACGTGCTCAAAAGCGGAGGCGGCATAATCCAGGACTTCCGGGAAATGATGGCCCAGATCAAAGAATCCGCCAAGGATGAAGGTCTGGGACAGGCTATCATTGACCAGGTAAGCAATGTTAGCCCGGAACTGGCTACCCTGCTGGGAACCATTGGGAACTTTGTAGGGGAATTCGTCAATGTTCTGGTGGCCGGCTGGCAGGAGGCGTGGAACACCCTGAGCCAGCTGGATATTGGAGCCATCCTGATGGTGGTCAATGATGTGGCATCCCGGCTGGGCCCTGTGTTTGTTGCGGCGGCTTCGCTTATTATGGGGGCCATAAACCTGATCCTGCCGGTGGCTGTGACGCTGGTGAATGCCTTCGCCAATGCCTACAACGCCATTGCTCCCTACATCATCGGGATTGCTCAAGCCATCCAGAATCTGAAAGAACGGGTATCTAGAGATGTCCAGGCAGTTTCTCAGGCTTTTGACAACATGTGGCAGGCTGTTTCTCAGACTTGCACAAATTTCGTAGCCTGGTTGGAAACCAGTGTGTGGACGCCGATTCGTAACGCTGCGGTTACGGTGATTAACTTCATCGTTGGCAGTTGGGCTATAGTCGGTGGCTTGATTATGACGGCCATCCAGCCTCTGGTTGACTGGTTCGAAAGTTCCGTATGGCAGCCTATCTGTGACTTTGCTTCTCAAGCATGGGATACCATTACATCCCTCTGGAGTCAGTTTGTGGATTGGTTCTCTGGGGTGATCAGCCCGGTAATAGAAATCTTCACTGCGGCATGGGATACCATCTGTGAGCTGGCCAGTGCAGCCTGGGACACCATCAGCGGGATCTGGTCCATTGTGGCCGGCTGGTTTGATTCTACGGTCATTCAGCCTGTCCGTTCTTCCTTTGACAACGGCACCAGCTTCATTGGCCAGTGCTTCCAAAATGCCTACAACACTATTACGGGCATCTTTGGAGGTCTGGCAAGCTGGTTTGAAGCCAATGTGGTGGCTCCTATCAAGAGCGCTTTTGCCAAAATCACTTCCGTTGGGGCGTCCATTACCGGCCTGAGCGTCAGTGCAGAAGGAGATGGAGGCAGACCCAGTGCTACAGGCGGCGTTTTTGGCGGCCGGATCCCGGCCCTGGCCAATGGCGGTCAGGTCAAAAATGGAACCCATGCCATCATCGGGGAAGCAGGGCCGGAAACGGTTCTGCCTCTGCGGAAAAATGTCATGGGGAGCCTGGGGAATTCTGTGGCCCAAGCTTCCAGCCTGCCTGATACGGTGAAGCTGATCCAGAATCTGGTTGACCAGGCATCTTCCCAGGCGGCGAGCCTAAACGCCAACAAGAAGAATCCGACCTACAATGCGGAACGGAGCTTCGACAAGGCATCCAAGCCTGCCGATTCTGATGCCTATACCAAAGTCCTGGACACCATGAAGCAAAAAATCCTGGACATTGACGAAGCCCAGGAGAAGTTCCACCAGGAATGGCAGAAAACTGCGGAAGAAGCGGCCAAGTATGCGGACGGCGGGGAAAAGACCCTGCGCTACCAGAAACAGCTCCAGAGTAACCAGGAACAGATTGCCAAGCTCCAGGAGAAAATCAGCTCTGGGAAGGGCGATGGTTCTGAGACGGGCCAGCTGGACAGCCTGGTGCAGCAGGGAAAGAACCTGACGGCCAAATATGAAAAGGAAAAGGCGGAAGCCCTGGCGGCCGCCCAGGCCACCCAGGACGGGATCACCCAGATCGATGCCGATGCGGAAGCGGCCAGGATGAAGGCCAAGCAGGACGCTCTTGACCAGATGGGCTCTTATGAAACCCAGCTGGCCCAGGCCCAGTATGCCCAGAAAAAGGCCATGATGGCCACGGAACTGGACGATTTCCTGGCCCAGATGACGGCTAAGGACGAAATCACCGGCCAAAGCTATGCTACGACCCTGGCCAATGAACAGTATCTGGCAGAGCAGCGGCGAGTCTGGATGGACGAACTGATGCTGGCTTCCGTCACCTGGAGCGAATATATGCAGACCATGCTTACCAACATGGCGGTGCAGGTCCAGGATGGGATTGCCTCCGGAATTGCCCAGTGCGTGGTGGAGGGCAAGAAGTTCAGCCAAGTCATGAGTAACCTGGCCAAGACCCTCCTGAAACAGCTGATCCAGGGAGTCATCCAGAAGGTGATTTCCGGATGGATCATGGCTATGGGACTGGGGAATAACCGGCACAAGCAGGAAATGAAGAATACGGCAGCTGAAACGGAAGCTGCCGCTGCCAAAGCAACTGTTATGGCCAGCGTGGCCACAGCAGCCGTCATTGCGGCCAACCCGGCAGGGGCGGCTGGAGCAGGTGCTTTAGTTTCCAAACAGATGGGCATAGCCGCTTTCGCTGCTGGAACGATTGCAAAAGCTGCGCAGAAAGTGTTCCAGGACAAGGATTCTGATTCTGGCTCTGGTGGCACGGATGCCCAAAAATGGGGTAATGCGGATGATATGAAGTGGGGCAATGCGGATGACGTGAAATGGGGGAAAACCAAACTGTTCGGAATGGCCTCTGGTGGTGTGGTCACAGGGCCCACGGCTGCCCTGATTGGGGAAGGCCGGTATGACGAAGCGGTGCTGCCGTTAAAGCCCAGCCTGCTGGAGAGACTGTTCGGCGGTGGGGATGACAACCGGCAGAATACCGTGGTGGCCACCCAGAACATCTACGGGAACATCAATTCCCGGGATGATGAAGACGACCTGTTCGGCGGCTTCAACGACATGGTCCTGGCCGGACTGCGAGGTGCGTGATGAAGCAGCTAGCGAGAAAGATCCTGAAAGACAGCAAACTGAAGATTGTGACCAGTGCCGGCACGGAGTATTCCCTGCCGGCTTTGTGGTCTTTGGAGGATGCCGGGAGCTACACCTTCCGGAACAAGCTGGAGGACAAGGCCTTTTCCCACGGCGGCAATATGACCGGAGACGGGAAGATCAGCGGCCGGACCATCAAGGTGGAATTCCTGATGATGGGAGCGACGGAGCAGGATCATGACTATGCTCTGAACGTGGCCTATACCTACTTCTGCCAGACGGATTATGAGCTGTATGTGGGCCGGTCCGACCGGAAGTTCCGGGTGGCAGGGGTATCCAAGATCACCCACAAGTACCAGAAGGGCTACAAGCAGCGCTGGAGCCAGATCACGGTTTCCCTGCTGCTGGCGGATCCGTTCCGGTATGAAGGGCGTCCTACCCGGGTGGTGAAGGTGTTCCCCCGGGCTGTGGAGAATGCGGAAATCTACGTAGACAACCTGGGGAGTGTGGATACGCCTCTGACGTTCCGGTTCATCCCCCAGAAGACCATGGCCAAGATCCACATCTACCACAAGCAGGCCAAGGAAGAATTCCGGCTGTCGGATGCTCTCTTGATCGCCCCGGCAACGGTAACGGTCAACGGGGACGCCGGAACGGTGTGGCGGGACAAGGCCAACAGCATCAATACCTTCTCCGGCCAGTTCCTCCATGTGAAGCCCGGGAAGAACCTGTTCTACTACACCGGTGATGCCGGGACCATCGAGATCAGCTTCACCAACAGGTGGTTCGTATGAGTACGGTGTTCGGGCGCAGCCTTTTTGGCCATCTGATCTATGCCGGGCCGGACGGCGGGGGCATCGGTTCCATTGATACCTCTGTTCCGGAGTTTTTCCCTGGACAGTTCACGGTGATCGCCTACAGCAAGAACGGGACCAAAACCGCCTACTTCGGCTCCGGATCCGAACAGAATGCTCTGTCCAAGCTGACCTTTGAAATCGGGGAAACGGGCTGCGGCAATGTGGAACTGACCTTCCACCAGCTGCCCAGCAATGCGGAATTGGACTACATGCAGCGGATTGACATCCACCTGTTCGGAGATCGGCAGCCTTGGTACTCCGGCTACATCATCAACCGTCCGGTGGAAGGGACTACGGACACCACCTATACCTTCAAGGGGTACGGATTCTACAACCAGCTTTCCAGCTATCTGATCTTCAAGACCTACGAGAATATGGATCCCGGAGATATCGTCCGGGACATTGCGGTAGAAGCGGAAAAGCACCTGGATATTGTGTTCAACGACATCAAGATTGCCCAGGCCGGCTACACCTGCTCCAAGATTGTGTTCGACGGGGTGACCATCAAAGATGCCCTGAAGACCCTTTCGGAATTCGCCACGGACTTTGTCTATGGGGTGGACGAGCGGCGGAACATCTACTTCAAGCCCCGGGTGAAGGAAATCAACGAACAGGCTCGGTTGACTGTCGGAAAGCACATCGCCAGCTACAGCCCCACCTGGAACGTGGACAAGGTTGTGAACTGGGTGCGGACCAAGGGCGGCAACGTGGATGATCAGGGCGAGCAATGGCTGTGCGTGGCCAAGGACGATGCCAGTATCCAGAAATATGGGTATCGCATGAAGGTGCTTTCCCTGCCGTCTGCTTATGCGGTGGCTGATGCCCAGCGCTACAGTGACAACTACATTGCCCAGTACAAGGATCCCATCAAATCGGCTACGGTGAAAGGCGTCAGCCTGGAATACCCGCTGGTGGATGGGTCCTTCAACGTGAGGCACATGACCACCGAGGGCATGGCAGAGATCCGGACCCTATCCGGAGATGTCCATGACTACCCTATCACCAAACTGAAGTACACCATTTCCCCGGATAAGGGAATCAGCTGCGACATGACCCTGGGCGAGCCGCCCTTTACCGTTGACCAGTACCTGGCCGGGGTGGAGCGGAACGCCAAGAACCTGGAACAGGCCCAGGCTACGGCCATCAAGCAGCTGCACAAGTAAGGAGGTGAGAGCATGATATACGATTATCGCCTGGACCCCTGGAACAACGTGCTGGACATCCACAATATCAGTGGGGAACGGCACCAGATTCCGACAACTAGCCCGTTTACTGTGCGGCTGCTGGAAGTGCCTCAGAAAACGGAGCCAACGTCCCTTTCTGTGACCTGCAATGGGACGGCCATGACGGAAGTGGCGGCCACGCCGGAACAGGGGCAATTCTTTCCTGACTACCGGGCCAACGTGACCGGCGACCCCAACTGGAACCGGGGAGAGCTGCTGTTCAATGCAGCGGATGCCGGGAAGTGGATCACAGTGAACTACCGGGGCATGGGTACGCTGATTGACAGCCGGCTGCCGGACCAGCTGCAGATGCCGTTTACTGGCAGTCAGCAGGCTGACCGGGAAACTAATCTAAGATGGGTTCCGAACAGTTGGGACTCCCAGGAGGGGCAGGCCCAGCATGACCCGATTTATGGTGGAAAGCTCCGGCGCCATCGGGGAATTCCGGCGGGAACCTATTCCCTGCGGGAAATCCTGCAGAAGCTGATCAATCTTTCTAGTTCTACGGAGTTCGTGAGGACGGTAAGGGAGTGCGACTGCAATTGCGGCGATGGGTGCAGTGATGATACCGGGCCCTGAGAAGGAGGCAGCATGATTACAATCGACGATGCTCTGAACATCGAGGTGTCCCAGGGTGACACTTTTTCTTTGAAGTTCAAATTCAAAAACTACAAGCTGGATGCAGATGACAAGGTGGTGTTCTCCATAAAAGCTACCACCAATTCCAATGAAGTGGTCTATACGGACAGCTTCTATAATGCGGGGAGCGACTTTGTGACAGTGAAAGTGCCCAAGGGGGCTCTGAACAACCTTCAGCCCGGCACCTACGTCTATGATGTGGCCATCATCAACAGCAAGACGGGCAATATCATCACCTGCTTCTTCCCGGCCAGCTTCATCATCAGAGGGGTGGCGCATAATGTCGAATAATGAGAAGACCCTGGAAATCGAAGTGGTCCAGGGGACAGAAGGAACCATTGCTTCCGGCGAGCTTTATGGTGCCGACCAGGCTCGGGCATACGCAGACGAAGCAGGACAGGCCGCCGACCGGGCTAAAGAATCCCAGAATCTGGCGGAAGCCTGGGCTCACAGCGACCAGGCCCCAGCCGGAGAAGGCACCCGGTCCAGTAAGACCTGGTCCAATGTGTCCAAAGAATGGGCAGAAAGCACTACGGCCCCGGATAATACCACCGGCTCCCGGAGTGCCAAGACCTGGGCTGACGTGGCCCGGCAATGGGCTGAGAGTGACAAGGAACCGGACGGGGTGAAGGACGCCAAGAGTGCCAAGACCTGGGCTGGGGTGGCCAATGACCACGCCAATACCGCCAGCCTGAAAGCCAATGCGGCGGCCGCCAGTGCCAACACGGCAAGCCTGCAGGCCCAGGCTGCTGCCACCAGTGCCCAGACGGCCACCACAAAGGCGGGAGAAGCGTCCACCAGCGCCAACAACGCAGCAGTGAGCGCCAAAGCTGCGGCGGATAAGTACACGGCTCTGGTGAATGAGGATTTGACCAAGAAAGCAGATTTGGCTGGAGCGGACTTCAATGGAAAGGTGACTGTTCCAACTGCACCGGCCGGGACCAATGATTCCCAGGCGGCTACCACGGCCTTTGTTATGGCGGCTATTGCGGCCATGGTGGATGGATCTCCTGAAGCCCTGGACACGCTGAAGGAGCTGGCCACGGCCCTGGGTAATGACCCGAACTTCGCCACCACAATCACGAACCTAATTGCCACGAAGCTCGACAAGACGGGGACGGCGGTGAAGGCAACCGGGGATGCGGCCGGAAATGATATCCAGAAAACCTATGCTACCAAAGAAGAACTGAATAAGCAGGGCGGGAGCCTGGCTACCGTAGCCACCACAGGAAGCTACACGGACCTGCTGAACCTTCCGGCCATTCCTTCTAAAACATCGGAACTGACCAACGACAGCCGGTATGTTTCTACTGACGAAAGCGGCAATGTGGTACTGACCGGCACCCTGACCGCTACCCAGGTGTTCAACGCTGTTTATAACGACTACGCAGAGTTCTTCCCCAGAGGCGGAGATACGGAGCGGGGCGACATTATCGCCTGTGACGAAGCTAGCAGCCGGGAACAGTACGTGAAGGCCACCGACAAGAGCCTGTGCGTGGTGGGGGTCCATTCGGAAGAATTTGCCCAGATCATCGGCGGCCTGCAGGTGGAAGAAGGCAAGGGTGTCATGGAAACCAACATCCGGCAATTCATTCCGGTGGCCATGGCCGGCCGTGTCCATGTGAAGTATTTCGGCAAGGCAATCGTGGGGACCAAGGTAGTCCCCTCTGAAATCCCCGGCGTGGGGAGAGTCTGGCAGGAAGGCGACAGCCTGGACCACGTGGTGGGCAGGATCGTGGAACCGGATACACGCCAGGATGTCCGGCTGGTGAAAATCCTGGTAGGGAGGTAATGCATGGGAGAATTTTTGAAGAGAAACATCAACACCATCTTCCTGATGCTGGGGAACGGCTGCAACATGAACTGCCGGTACTGCCTGCAGCATCCCCTGGTGGAAAAGAGCCTGTCAGGGCATGTGAATCCGGACGTGTACCGGTTCATCCGGCAGGTGGTGGATGAAAACGACGACAAGACGGAACTGGGGCTGCACTTCTACGGAGGTGAGCCCCTTATCTATTTCCCGCTGATGAAAGAAATCATCGGGAAGCTGAAAGACGTGAAGGGCATCCGGTTCAGCACCATCAGCAACGGCAAGGCCATCACGGACGAAATGGTGGAACTGTTCAACAGCCTGCCCCTCTACGTGTGCATCAGCTGGGACGGGCACAATGTGCTGCAGACCCGGGGCTATGACGTATTCGCCAAAGGGAGCAAGACCCGGGAACGGCTGCTGAAGCTGGACCACCTGGGAGTCAGCGCTGTGCTTTCTGCTTACAACTACCCACAGGAGGCCTGCGATGCCTTTCAGGAACTGAGCAAGGATTATTTCGACATCCACGGCTACCCGCTGAACTTCAACTACGACACCATCATGGACACCGGACTGGGGGATAAATCCCTGCTGGAGATGGACTACGACCGGGTGAGCCGGGAAGTGGCCGCCATGATGGACCGGTACATGGACTACCGGCTGAATAAAGGGAAAATGGACTTTGCAGAACTGGCCTTCATTGAGTCCCGGTTCAATGCTCTGTACAGCTATCTGCGCAAGGACGGGGACTTCTGGAGCCGCCAGTGGTGCACCTGCAACAACGGCTACAGCGTGCTGAACCTGGACTTGGCCGGGAACCTGTATCCCTGCCACAACACCAGCCACAAGGCTGGGAGCATCTATGATCCCTATTTCAAGTATCTCAACGAGGTACTGAAGACGGACACCACCTTTGCCCGTCGGCCCCAGTGCCTGGAATGTCCGGCAGTGGCTTCCTGCAAAGGGGGCTGCAAACTGGTGGCCCCGGAGAACATGGAAAACGGCCTGTGCAAGCTGCGCCGAGCTATTTTTCTTCCCATTTTAAAGGGCACCCTGGCCTATGGCCGGGAAATCATGGAGGCAGGCAATGGCTAAGAACGGTCCCATCACCCAGACTTCCTGGACTGCCCTGGCAGATGGAGACAAGGTGACGGCGGCCAATATCACAGAGCTCCAGACGGCCATTGCAGCACTTGAAGGGTATGCCAAGAACGTGGACAACTGTGGCTTCACCAATTTCTGTCAGAAGTGCCAGACCTGCCAGGGGTGCCAGAGTTGTCAAAGTAAAACCTGCCAGTCTACCAGCTGCCAGGGGTGCCAGAGTACATCCTGCCAGGCTTGCCAGCTATACCACAAGAAAAATTGCAATTGCGACTGCAATTGCCACAATTGCGGCGATGACAGTTGAAAGAGGTGGCCATGGATAAAGGAAATAAAGTGAAAACCACGGACATGACTACCCTCCAGTCGGACCTGGTGACTATCGCTACAGGGATGAAGCGGAATACGGTGCTGGAAGAAGCAGACCATGTGGAGAAGGCAACATACACGGGCAAGATCCTGGCCACGGATATCCAGAATATCCGGGCGGCCATCAACAGGCTGGAAGCCGAAAGCAGCGGGAACTGCTGTGAATCCAACTGCTGTCAGACCTGTGAGGGATGTCAGACACAGAGCTGTCAGTCAAGCACCTGTCAGAGTTGCCAAGGCTGTCAAACGTGCCAAGGGTGTCAACGCTGCCAGAGCTATAGCCAATGTTATTCAACTAATTGTTCTCAGTGCTCCATTTATCAGTGCTACTCAAATTGTAGCAACTGCAATTGCTCAGATAGCTGCAGCGACGATGGAGGACCATAAGGAGGAAAAAATCATGATCATCAAAGGAAATGTGCTGACCAACGAAGGCCCGAAGGCCATCGAGGAAATCAAGGAAGGAGATATTGTTATCAACCTGGGGAACCGGCCCTGCCGGGTGGTGAAGGTGGAAAAGGGAGACTGCACAGAAGTCATCCGCTTCCAGAACAACCCAGATCTGCTTGTGTCCCGGGATTCCAGTCTTGCTACCCGGTACGGGATGCTGGACGGAGGAGCCGCAGCACCCCACGCCAAAGAAGAGATGCTCTACCAGTGTGAAGCTCCCTGCTTCTTCGATACATTGGAACCGGGAACCCTGGAAACTCCACTGCCTGGTTATGAGCTGACACTGGACAGCGGGAAAGGCGTGTTTGTAAACGGCTATGGAATCGGCTGCAAGGAGGGAGCCAATGCTTAAAGTACTGTACAATGAAGATTCCAAGGTCACCCGAGATGACGGGGCCTTGAAGATTGAACTAAAAGGGATGTACTGCCGGGCAGAAGTCACGGACAGCACCGGCACGGTGACCGGCTTCGACGTGATCAAAGCCCTGCGGTCCTACAGCTCTTATACCCTGGTCCATCGTTCCGGTTTTGTGAAGGTTTTTCGGAAGATTTCCCAATCAGATTACAAATTCCTGGACCTGAACCGGCTGGGGGTGGCCATTCGCATGGATTTCCAGAACATCTGCCAGATGTATGGGGACTATGATGTGATGCAGCTGGATACGGGGATCATTACCCCCACAACCCGAGATATCATCATCCGGGTGTTCAATATCCACAAGGACAATATCCTGGTGAATGCGGATGAAACCTTCGATTTCACTTCTTTCAGTGCCAACGCCCTGGAATTCGGAGATCATCCCCGGTTCAATCTCTGGGACAGCTATGCGCTGGTGGTGAATGGCCGGGAGCTGAAGGCCAACCGGAAGGGCACGGTGTACGACGGGGATTTCTCCACGCCCATCGTCTGCCCGGAAGGCAAGGACTACATGGAGCTGGAAATCCGGAAGTACAAAGGGAACTTTGACACCACAGCCGGCCCCCTAACCCGGGCGGAGGACTGTGAAGGCGTGATGGTCCACGCCAGCGCCGGACTGCTCAACGCCACCCGGGTCCGACTGGACCATGGTGTGGCCAGGGTACGGTTCTACCCGCTGGGGTACACGGGTGAAATCAAGATCAAGCTGGGCCGGAAGTGGTACGAAGTGTGGAATGAGTACAATCTGATCCTGGGGGCATCCAAATGAAAAGCGTAACCATCTACCTGGGCAGCAAGTGTAATATGAATTGTGCCTACTGCCATCGGGAGCCGGACCCGGAAGAGGCCAAAGGGCTGCCTCCCGAATTTTATGAACGGCTGAAAACCATGGCCCGGGAAGGGCCGCTGACGGTGAAGTTCATGGGCGGGGAGCCCACCCTGTACATGGACACCATCAAAAAGGTGGTGGCGGCTGTGCATGGCGCCACCTTTGCCATTGCCACCAACGGGAAGAACCTGGAAACGTTCCTGCCCTTCTTCCGGGCCCATCATTTCAAGATCGCCCTCAGCTATGACGGTGGGGATGTGGATTTGCGGGGGTTCAACCCGTTGGAGAAGCTGGTGGATTATCCCTACCTGAGCATCAGCACCACGATCTTCCACGGGAATACGGATTTCCGGAAGATCCTGGCCCAGTTCCGGGAGAAACGGGAAAAAGGAATGAAGATCTCTTTCTTTCCCCACCTGGTGCACCACACCAGTCCGGCCAATGCAGCCTATGCCCTGACCAAGGAAGATTACGCCAGCGTGCTGAGGCAATGGAAAGAACTGGTCCTGGAGCTGGTGGAAGGGTACAAGGAAAGCGGGAAAATCAACTGGGAACTGACAGCCCTGTTCTATGGCCTGTTCCGCCGACTGGAAGCCAACTATCAGTATGGCGAAACATACTGCTTCAACCGGAATCTGTGGAAGGTGGGTCCTACGGGCAAGCTGTTCAGCTGCTTCTACATCCGGGATGTTCCTCTGGATCCGGAAAACTGGCGGGAGCAGCAGGCCGCCCTCCTGGACTACCTGTTCCCTAAATGCAAGGGGTGCAAGGTATACGGGATGTGCGGCGGTGGCTGCCACAAGAGCCTGGACCATGAGCAGGAATGTGAATTCTACTATGCCCTGTACACCTGGTTCCAGGCATTGGCCGACAAAGAGCCGGCAGTCTGGAGGCTGGGCAATGCTTTACAGTAAGGACAGTGTGTTCGTCGTGTTCCCGGACTGTATCCAGAGCAGCCAGAAGGAAGAACTGTGGGTAGACCTGGTGGGGAGCCGGCTCGAGATCGTACACAATGGCAACCCCATGACCATCGACCTGGATGCTCTGGCACCCTGCTCCTCTACCCAGGTGGTGACAGGCAGGGCCGGGGACATGGTCCTGTACAACTACCGGGAACTGCTGATGATCTACGGGCTGAAGCCCCTGGAGTTCCTGCAGGTGTTCCGGCTGCATGGCTGGGTGCAGGTGGACAAGACCCACCGGGGTGTATTCGTGAAGATCTTCTGCCCCCAGGGGCAGTAGAATCCACGGAGCAGCCGGACGGACTGGAGCAGGGTCCAACATGTCGGCCCTGGTGAGCTGCATCCGGTTGATCGGAAAAACTCCTGGTCCTTTACCCTGGAAGATTACCAGATTACCGGCCGGGTGTTGCACGTCACCGGGACGCTGTGGAAATCCCCATTGTGGCAGGATGAAATCCTGTATTTCAACCATGGGGGCCAGGCAATCCCCCTGCAGGAAGGGGAGAACAGTTTCAACCTGCTCTATGTGCCTGGGGAAGATGCTTATATGGGGACGAAGTACAGCCGGTATCCTGGCCGGCGTATCAAGCTGACGGAGGGGAAAAAGTGAAAGATATTGTAATTGAAGGACTGAGTACGCTGGTGAGCCTGCTGCTGGGCGGCCTGGCCGGCTATGTGATTGCGTATGTGACCGGCCTCAGAGCCGTACGGAAAGGGATGCAGCTGATCCTGAGGGCATCGCTCAATGACATGTACGTCCGGTTTCAGGAAACCGCCCCCACAGCCGAAGAAAAACAGGTGTGGCAGGAAATGTATGGCGTGTATGAGCACCTGGCAGATAACGGGGTGATGAACGCCAAGCATGAGGAAGTCCTCCACATGGCGGAAATGGTGCGAAAATGAAAGGTATCCACGGGGCACTGCTGAACCTGCTGGGGGCCATGGGCCGCATGAAGGTCCGGGGTCTGCCCCGGGCCCTGGTCATCGTGCTGATGCTGCTGATTATCGGCAGCATCCTTTTATACTGGGCCGGCTGGATCTGGCTATGGGCAGCCATGGGGCGGGTGGACCTCCCGGCCCTGAACATGCTGCTCCAGACTCTGACCGGTGTGTCCTTCATCGCAGCCATAGGCTTCATCGGGAAAAGCTTGGTGGACGATGATGGGGATGGTGTACCAGACGATTGGGAAAAAGAAACGGAGGAGAAAGAACATGCTGGAACCAACAATCACTGACTATGGCCTGGAATTTGGCTATCTGGAACCCCGGGACGTGACGGATCAGATTGTGATCCACCATACCGGGAACCCTACTGACGACGACCTGAGCGCCGAAGAAATCCATGAAAGCCATAAGGCCCAAGGATGGTCCGGAATCGGTTACCATTTCGTGATCCGCAAGGATGGCACCATTGAACGCGGACGGCCCATGGATACCATCGGGGCTCATGCTTACGGAGAAAACAGCCACACCATCGGGATTCATGTCTGCGGAAATTTCGACATCGCCGAACCCACGGATGCCCAGATTGAAAGCTGTTCTGTTTTGGTCCAATGGCTGGCCCTTATCTATGGCCTGGAAATTAATGACGCCACGGTGGTGGGGCATTGTGACCTTATGGCTACAGCCTGCCCTGGCGAAAATTTGTACAGGCAATTGGGTAAAATCCGGGGAAAAGCCAACTGGTACGAACAGAATTACAACGAAGATGGCGAGTACATCGGTTAATAAAGCCAAAACGGCGTATGGGGGTACTGCTGGCCTCATACGCCGTTTTTCTGCTATACGCTACTACTTACTTGCAAAGAAAAATAAATCAGCTCAAAACGCAAATTAGGAGGTGAATTTTTGTGGAACAGGAGACAAAATGGAGAATCATCCTGGCTACTGCCGGTATCTGTGTCCTCTGCATCATGGGAGGACTAATTTACGGCTGCAGTCGGGAAAAGAAAGAGGAACCCAAGGTCATGGACTACCAGCAGACCACAGATCCAGCCGCAGTCCAGAAAAAACTGGATGTTACACAGGGGGCCGCTCGGGAAATCACCAGGGAGATCTATCATGTGCAGCAGTCCGATGCCCCACCGGCCATTACCTACTACGTCCAGGCCCCGGACGTGGAAGCCGGAGCCCGGCAGGTAGCTAAAGACATCCAGGCAGGCAAGCCGACCGTCCCCGCTGCAGCAGCGGAAAAGACGGACAGGACCGTGGTCACGGCCGACACCGACCGCCAGAAAGTGGACGTGTACAAGATTAACCTACGGCGCAGCCATAAGATTAAAGCCGGTATCATGACAGCAGATGGAAAAACCTATGGCGGGATTGGGTATCAGGCTGGTAAATGGGAAGGGATGATCTACACCCGAAGTGGCAGAAAGGTGGATGCTGCAGCTATTACCTATACCCTGGCAGAGTGGTAAGAAAAAAACCGTAGAGTCAGGAAAACCTGGCCTTACGGGCTATTTTATTTGAGTAAAATTTGAATAAAAGCATTGACAAAAATATCAAAATAAGGTATAATATAATTGTCGGGAGGGAGGTGATAAAGTGAAAAAGAAAAAGCGAAAGAAAATAAAAAGGCTGGTTGCCTTCCTCATAGCAATCCTTCAAGTCGCCAAACTCATCAAGGATTTGCTAGACTGACAACCAGCTAACGGCCGAAGGGTGGCGGGATATCCACCCACCCCTTCTAGGGGTATCTTACCATAGAAAGAAAGGAATCTCAAATGAAAATAAGAATAAAGTTGCTTGATATTTTGGTTCTTATCTTTGCGATTAATGCAGGGGATAAAGTAGACTTTTTAAGTTATGGAATTTGGGGCTGTAGTGCTATCTACTTCTTGTGCCGGATTGGAGACTGGAGGGAGAAAAATGACTGAAGGAAAGCAATGGGGAGGGCGGCGGCCCGGTGCTGGCCGTCCTAAAGGCAGCACGAAAAACGGGAGCTCTGTCCGGCCCCAGCACCAGCTCCGTGCTTATGACGAAGAGTGGGATCTGATTCGGCGTTTTGCCCGCCTGGTAAAGCATGGGAAAATGGAAGCCTGTAAAGCTGCATTGGACCAATTAGAAGCGGCAGACGGCAAATAA